CCACATTATCAACATTATCTAAACCAATATCACTTTTATTTAAAACTACTACGCCTTGTTGTCCATTAACAGAAACAACAGCGTTTGAGTTTATAGATTTTTGCCAGACAGTTCCGTTATAAACTACCCAGTCGCCCTCTGCGAAAGTAATATCACCAGAGCCTAAGTCTTGCGTTCCTGCGACAGATGTTAAATAAATATCTCCTGCATCGCCCGTGCCGTCAGCCAGACTTGGAATGTTAGTTGTAGCGTTCCAAGTTCCTTTGAATTCCATTACAGTTGACGGAAGTTGCCCTGCTGGTATTTTTCCGCCATTATCCAAAGTCGCTACTCCGCTATTAGCACCTTTTTCGCTTGCCTGAATATAAGTTTTTAAGTCTGAGATTTGGCTTTCTGTTATGCTTATCCCTGTGCTTTTATCCCAAGCTGTAAATACTGGGTCTGTTTCGCTTTGTAGAGCTGTTGCGATTAAACTATGGTCAAATGAACTAAGATGTCCTGAGAGGGAGTTTGAAGCCGAATTGATAGGGTCGTAAAGTCCTGCGTGGTCTCCCCACCCATAGGCAGTATTATAATTATTATGATTATATATGCTCTCGTGGTCGCTAATCATCTCTACCGCCGTTCCTTCAGTGTCTGCCCCAACTTGTTCTGCAGTGGTTTGATGAGGATTGTTCTTATCGTTAATATGAGTATCTGCCTTTTGGTTAACTTCTTTTAATAGGTTTTCTTTGGTGATTTTGTATGTTTTTCCGTTGCTTACCACAACCAAAAGTCCAGCATCGGCTAACGCACTTAACGCTTCAAATTCGCTTATTTTTTTATTTTCTGGTCTACTCATACGATAAGAATGATTTTTTATCCTCTGTCATAATAAATCCGCACTGCTCTGCCATTATTAGCCCGCCAATTATTTCAAATATCCCTGGCCCAGTCTTATCTCCATATGGAGATAATAATGGAATATATGGTTTATCTTGTTGTCTTGGGCATTCGCTCATATTAGGTGTTTACTCAGGGAGAGGATTCATCTCCTCTCCCCATTAAATATCTAATCTATGTCTACTAGCTTTGAGGTCCAGTGCGCAATACGCAGACAGCTTCAGGTAATGCCGCTACATAACCAACCCTCTCTTCGGCACGGATTGCCAACATATCTTCCTCGGCTAAATTGATGACCGTGGTGCCGTCACCGTCGGTGATGGTGGCCTGATCTAACAATTTAACACGGATTTGCTGTTTATCCCCGAAAATGGCCGCTAACTTCATATTACCGAATGCCACAAATGGCTTTTGGTATCCAGTTAAGGTCTTGCCAGGTAAGGCGTCGGTTAATTCAATCGGATATCCCAATAGGTCTTCAATTGCCTGTCTAGTCGGTGGCAATAAGAATTGTCCTTTGCCGTCTGATGCGGTTATTGCATCGGTTCTAAGTTTCCGTAAGTATGAGAATACTGTGCGGTTCATATAATACTTAGCTCCCGGTAAGGCTCCTGATGGGATTTCGTCTTGCATATCAATTAACTTTTCGAAGGTGATTCCGGATACTCCAGCTCCGGCTGGTAAATTAACCTTTTTGACGCTAGCATTGTTCATAATGCCAGTCCAAGGAGATCCAGTGCCCATAAAGAATTGCAAGTCCTCTTCTTTGGCTACCGCCTCAGCGAATAACTGAGCAAATAGCTGAGTGATATTAACCGCGCTATCCTCTAACAATTCCTCGGTGAATGGAATAATTGCGGCCAATTTCTTTAGTGTCTGGGTGACCAAACCAAAAGTAACATTGGTTCCGCCTTTCTTCCCTTTTTCGTTGACCCAGCTGAGGGTGACACTAGATGCTAATGTAGGGATTTTGCGAGTATCACCGGCTCCGGTGAATGGCAAATACATAAAGTCTCTACGTGCCAGACCATATTGGGTCTCGGCGATGCGAAGAACTTCAGCCTGTAATTCCTCTGGCACTAAATATCCGCCTTTAGCGTTGTCAGTGGCTTCATTGGCTGTGGTATTGTCAGTTTTAACCTTATAGTCTTTTAGGAATTCTGTGTCGCGGTTGATTAACGCCTTAAAGAAGTTCCGCACCTCGTCCTTGTTTTTCTGAGTTTCGCCGCTGTTGATCCCGGCTTTACGCTGTGCTTTTGCCCCGGCGAAAAACTTGGCTACCAACGTATCGGAAATTTTTTCGATCTGGGCACTAACTTCTTCGTTAATTCCTTTAGAAATTAACTGCCTTAATGCTTTTTCGTCCACGCCCTCGTCCTCTTCGTTGTTTTCCTCATCAGATTCGTTGGTCTCTTCTTCCTCTTCTTCTCCTTCCTCAGCTAGCTGTTTGTCATAAACAGATTTCTGATTGGGAGATAATAAGCCTTCGTTGTCTGCAAGTAATGCCCTTTCCTCATCTGTTAATGATTTAAGGCCATCCTTCATAAACTTGGCTATAATTTTTGCAATGTTCATACGTTTTAGGTTTATTTTTCTATCAGGCTTTTTTGCTTTAGCAATTGCCTAATAGATTTGTTAATTAGTTTTGTGGAGTAATATCCACGGCGGCCCTGGCCAACAGGGGTTTCGACCTTGCTTATCGTTTTGGCTATATCCGTCCTTATGTTTTGTTCATTTAGGCTATTGATTGTTTTTTCTATCATCATTCTTAGTTGCTTTTCCTGTTCCTCTTTTTCTTTTTCATTTTTTTCTTCGATAATTCTGGTGATTGGTGCAGTGTCTATTCCTTTGCTTCTGGCTAGTGCCTGCATATTAGCAGGGATATTACAGCAACTGATTTCTAGTAAGACGTTAGTTTTTAGTACGTATACATCATTTATTCCATCATACTCGGCTTCGTTGTTGTAAAATCCTGCCGAAAAGGCTCTCATATACTTGCCAGCATATAATCTATACAGCGTCATCGCGAAATCATATTCAGCTGCGGCAAACTTTATTCCACCCGCCAATACTATATTGCCGTTGGGAGTTCCCGTCATAAACATACCTTCATCTTGAACCTTTATGTCCACCCCTTGCCCTACAGCTGGCTGATAGTGATCGTGGGAAAATAAAATGACCGGATTGGTGTTAAATACGCTTAAGTCCCATCCGCCCTGCTCCACCTTTTCGCCGTGCCAGTCTTCGTTGTCAGTAGAAAATACGCCGTATATAATATACTGCTCATCATCTATTGCCTTGGTCTTAAAATTGACCATTTTTTTTATCATCGTGTTTTCGTCGATATAAGATTTTTTTTGCTCGTTCATATTATTAGTATAACATTTTTTGTAAATTTATTCCATAGCTGGGCCTATCACACATCGGCAATTTGGCTCAGACGGATATTTCAATCCGTTAGAGAATAATTCATCTATCTTAACTATTTCGCCGTCTAGTGCCATATGCTCTGGTCTTGTGCGATCATCTTTGGTCGCGATCCATTCTTTATGTGTTGCTACTTCACTTTGTCTGTAGGCTTCTAGCATACCTTCATTGTTAGCGGCGGTTGATTCTGTTCTGGCTATTAAGTCGCTTCTCCACAATGGAAAATCTTGATACACGCTGCTGATTCGATCGCTTATCTGTGTCATACCTTCTCCGGCTTCTAGCCCCGCACTAATAGCTTCATTGATTCTTTCTCTGGTGGTCTGATTAACTTCCAGCCCGAATTGCTTGGCTCTAGCCTTTAATGCTATTTGAATTGCTGGTGTTAGGTTAAATGTTTTTTGCGGATTGACCATCGATAAACTTTCTACCGCTGATGATTGTAAAAATTCTGTGATGAATGGAAATGCGAATTCTGCCCAGATAGCACTTTCTTCATTATAAAATTCTTTTATGGTGTTCTTTAACTCCCGGCTCATTCCTTTAGATTTAAGATCTTTTGTGATCTTATCTGATAATATAGCCAATAGTTTATTTTGTTGTTCTGCCGCTTGACGATCTACCGCCGATTTCATTGTCTTGGCTCTCTGATCTATCGCCTTAATGATCATATCAGCATATTGCTCTCGTAATTCTCTTTGAATTAGTCCAACCGTCTTTTTGCCCACCTTTGCTTTTAGGGATTTTTGTGCTTCTCTTATGATTTTTAGGTTCTCGGCGGTGTCAATTTTGAATTCGTTGGTTAATTGTTTGATCATTTCTTCCTTAAGTGCTAGTTTTTTATATAATAATCCTCTCCCCTCGAATACTTTCCTTCTGGCTCTCTCAGCTTCAATTTTTTGACGTTCTTCATATTTATTCCGGATCATCTCTCGCGTTTCTTGGGTTAATCCGCCAATTGGCACTAAATTGAGTGGCATATACAAAACATCTCCGCCCTCTATTGGTGCTCTATTCTCTTCCGCCCTCACCTCATTGATCGTCAAATAACTATTTTTTAGTCCACTTTCGTAATCAGCTAGCACGGCCGCACGATCTTTTTTAGCTTGCTGGTCCGGTACAAAGAATAACGCTTCATCAAAATCACTAGCGACCAATTGCTCGTTGATTTTTTTCCACAATAATTGATTTTGCGGATCAACCATTTCCGATAGAAAGATATTCATTCCAGTCTCGGCCGTCGCCCTATTTACATCGTCGGTTACGGATACCAATATCTTGGGCATATGGAATGCCACTAGAATGTCATCGCGGGTGAATTTCAGCGACTCAATGAAGTCCATTTCTCGTTGAGATATGCTAATTTGCTGATAGGCTATGTCTCCCTCTAATACTGCCAATCTACTA